GGATCGCCAGACCGGCCTACCCATATCCGGCATCGAGCATCTGCGGCAATCCATTGCCGACATTTTGAGCACGCCGCTGGGCAGTCGCCGGCACCGTATGGAATACGGCAGCAAGCTACGGCGGTTTGTCGATTTGCCCATCAACGAAGGCTGGAAAAGCGCCGTACAGGCTGAGGTTGCCCGCGCTCTGGGGCGATGGGAGCCGCGTTTGAAGTTGGATCAGGTGCGCGTCATTTCCGTCATTGGCGGGCAAATCAATTTGCAAATCGTCGGGAAGTACTTGGGCGACAGCGTCACGTTGGAGGTGGCTGCATGAGTACCGTAGATCTGTCGTCGCTGCCGGCGCCGACTGTGCTGGAGCCTCTGGACTTCGAAGAGGTTTATCAGGACGGGCTGAGCGTGTTTCGCGGGTACATGGGCGGTAACTGGACGGCCGCGCTGGAAAGCGATCCCGTGGTCAAAGTGCTTGAGGTCGGGGCCTACAACAAGGTAGGCAACCGCGCCCGGGTCAATGACGCCGGCAAGGCGCTATTGCTGGCGCACGCCATTCGCGGTGACCTCGATCACTTGGGGGCCAACGTCAATCTGCAGCGCCTGGTCATTCAGGCCGAGGATCTGCTGGCGGTGCCGCCGGTGCCCAAGGTCATGGAAGACGACGACCCGTTTCGCGAACGCATCCAGTTGGCCTATGAGGGTTTGACCACGGCCGGCCCGCGCAACAGCTACATCCTGCACGCGCGTAATGCCTCGGGGTTGGTGGCAGATGCCACGGCTGAAAGCCCGAAGCCCTGTTACGTCACGGTCACAGTGCTGGGATTGGACGGGGAAGGCGAAGCACCGCCGGAGCTGCTGGCGACAGTGGCCGCTGCTCTGAATGACGATGACGTGCGGCCGGTTGGTGATCGCGTGACTGTGCAGAGCGCAGAGGTGATCCGTTACGAGATTGACGCCATTTTGCACATGGCCAGCGCTGGTCCGGAAGCGGATGCCAGTTTGGCCGAGGCCAAAAACCGCTTGGCAGGCTGGATCAATCCACGCAAGCGATTGGGCGTCGAGGTCGCCCGCTCCGCGGTTGACGCCCAGTTGCACGTTGCCGGCGTTGCCCGAGTCGAGTTGGTCGGCTGGCAGGATCTCGCCCCGACCAAGGCGCAAGCGGCGTTCTGTACGCGCTACAACGTGAGGCTGGCGGGCTGATATGAAAAGTCTCCTACCGCTCAACAGCACGCAACTGGAACGGGCCATGGAGGCCGCGTTTTTCGAAAAAACGATTGTCCCTCTGCGCGACCTCTACAACCCCGACACCTGTCCGGTGCATCTGCTGCCGCATCTGGCGTGGGCGTGGTCAGTGGATCGATGGGATTACCGATGGTCTGAGGCGACCAAGCGCGCGGCCATCAAGGCGTCGTTTTACATCCACAAGCACAAGGGCACGATCGGCGCGATCCGTCGTGTGGTCGAGCCGCTGGGCTATCTGATCGAGATTGTCGAGTGGTTCAAGACCGTGCCCGAGGGTGTGCCGGGCACCTTCGCGCTGAAGGTGGGCGTTCTCGATACCGGTATCACCGAGGAAATGTATCAGGAGCTAGAGCGCCTGATTGACGACGCCAAACCCGTCACGCGGCACCTGACCGGGCTGGCGATCAGTCTGGAAACCCAAGGAAATTTAAACATCGCCGTGTCCCTCTACGAAGGCGACGAAATCGACGTTTACCCACCCGTCATGCGTGAGATCGAGGTCACCGGCAGCTTCGGCGTGGTCGGCCGCGAACACACCATAGACACCCTGGACGTTTATTATGATTGATGCGAATTCGCAGTTTTTCGCGATCCTTACGAATGTGGGGATGGCCAAGCAGGCGAACGCCGACGCGCTCGGCATTCCCTGGCTGATCACGCAAATGGGCGTGGGGGATGCCAATGGCACCGACCCGATCCCGAGCGCGACACAGACCAAGCTGATCAACGAGTGGCGCCGTAAGCCGCTCAATCAACTGAAGGTCGACCCGAACAACCCGGCGGTGATCATCGCCGAGCAGATCATTCCCGCGGACGAGGGTGGTAAGTGGATCCGCGAAATGGGCCTGTACGATGCGGACGGCGATCTGGTGGCGGTGGCCAACTGCGCGCCGAGCTTCAAGCCGCTGCTGTCGCAAGGCTCTGGCCGCACGCAGGTCGTGCGGATGAACTTCGTTGTCACCAGTACTGGGAATATCACGCTAAAGATCGATCCGGCCGTGGTGTTGGCGACGCGTGAGTACGTTGACGCGAAAATTCTGGAAGAGCTGTACAAGCTCGACAGCAAGCAGTCGGTCCGGGCTGCTACCACAGCCAATATCGCGCTGTCGGGGCTTCAGTCCATTGATGGCGTGGTGCTGGCCGTTGGTGATCGGGTGTTGGTGAAAAGCCAGACTGCCGCCAAGGACAACGGCGTATGGGTGGTGGCGGCGGCTGGCTGGTCGCGTGCGGCGGATGCAGACTCAAGTACAGAAGTCACATCTGCATTGCTGGTGTCGGTCGAGCAGGGCGCTACGTTGGCCGATACCCGTTGGCAATTGATCACCGACGGGGCGATTATCCTGGGCACCACGGCGTTGACGTTCCAGAACGTGACGCAGGGTTTTGCGCCAATCAACGCCCCGGCGCTGGTCAATCCGACGGCAAACACGCCGGCGCAGTTTGATGTCTCTCAGTTGCTGATCAACTCTGCATTCGTAAAGCGCATGGGTGTTGAATATTCCAACCTTAGCTCGGTGGGAGTCAGCACGGCGCTCACCAGCGCAAATGTCGGCAGCGTGGTGAGTGCGGCATCGGCAACGCCGATCAATGTCACGTTGCCATCCACGACTGGTTTGTCTCAGGGGGCAACCATTGAAGTGGCCAACACTGGTGGCGGTGGTCTTGTGACTGTTTTGGCTGCTAGCGGTGACACGTTGACTTCGCAAGCTGGCATCGTCGTGCCGGTCGTTCTTGGCGCGGGTGACAATGCCTATTTCATCAAGGTTTCCAGCGAATGGCGTCTACGTGGTGGCTCTATTGCGCTCAAATACGCCGCGCTTTTCGCCGCCGTACTCGGGGTTACTTCGGCCAGCCAGCAACTACCCGGATTGATCATTAAGGCGGGAAATATCTCCAGCGTTTCTACCGCAGCAACCATCCCTCTGACCTTTCCGGTGTCGTTTCCCAATGCTTGTGTGGCCTTGATTCTTTCGCCGTGGCAAAACGGCGGGGCTACCTATTCTCACAGTGGCCGGGACAGGTCTGGTGCCACTATTTACCGTGGGACAAACGCTGCCTATTACTTTGACTACATCGCTATCGGGTATTAAGCATGGGCAAGTTTTATAGTCGTATCGATGATAATCGTGGCGGTTTTTTTGATTCGGCCACTCATGGTGATGTCGGCAGTCCGGGCTGCACTATTCCGAAAGGGGCCAAGGAAATCACCGATGTTTACCACGAAGAATTGGTTGCCGCGCAAAGCGCTGGGAAGTTGATTGTTCCTGATCTTGACGGTTATCCGATCGCGGTTGATCCGCCGCCACCGGATGCTGAGGCGCTGGCCGAGGCAGAGCGTGTTTGGCGTGATGGACAATTGGCGCTGACCGATCCGCTGGTGTCCCGGCATCGCGACGAGATCGAGGAGGGGGGCGAAACCTCGCTCACGGCCGACCAGTACGCGGAGTTGCAGGCGTACCGCCGGCAGTTGCGCGACTGGCCGCAAGGGGATCACTTCCCCCTCGCTGAACACCGGTCGCCGACGCCGACCTGGTTGTCAGCACAACCCAACTAAACGCCCCGCACTGACGGGGCGTTTTCTTTTCCGTTACGCGTAACACGAACACCCTCACAGCCTCGCTTATGCGGGGCTTTTTCGTTTCTGGAGACTGAGCCTTATGAGTTTTTTCCACGGCGTCACGACCACGTCGGTCGACACCGGCGCGCGCACCATCTCGCTGCCCTCGTCGTCGATTATCGGTCTGTGCGATACCTTCACCCCGGGCGTTCTCGGCGGTGGTACCGCCAAGGCGGGTGAGCTGAAGTTGATCACCACCGAGCGCGAAGCCATTGCCGCCTTCGGCGCCGATTCGGCAATCACCAAGGCCTGTCAGGCGATTTACGTCAAAGCCAAGGCAGTGATCGTCGCCATCGGCGTGGCCAAGCTGGAGGACCCTGCGCTGCAAACCTCGGCGATCATCGGCGGCGTGCTGGAGTCGGGTCAGCGTACCGGCCTACAGGCGCTGCTCGACGGCAAAAGCTTGTTCAATGCCCAGCCGCGGTTGTTGATCGCGCCGGGTCACACCGCGACTCAGGCGGTGGCCACGGCGCTCGATAGCTTGGCGCAGAAACTGCGCGCTATCGGCATCATCGACGGCCCGGGTACGACCGACGAGGCCGCCATGGCCTACGCCGAGAACTTCGGCAGTCGCAACCTGTTCATGGTCGACCCGGGCGTCAAGTACTGGGACACCATCACCAGCAAGACCGTCGACGCCCCCGGTTCGGCTTGGGCGGCGGGGCTGTTTGCCTGGACGGATGCTGAATACGGTTTTTGGGCTTCGCCGTCGAACAAGGAGTTGACCGGCATCACTGGTACCGGTCGCGCGGTCGAGTACCTGGACGGCGACGAGACCTGCCGGGCGAATTTGCTCAACAACGCCAATATCACCACGATCATTCGCGACGACGGTTACCGCCTGTGGGGCAACCGTACGCTGTCGAGCGATCCGAAGTGGGCGTTCGTTACCCGCGTTCGCACGCTGTTCATCATCATGGACGCGGTGCAGGCCGGACACAAATGGGCGGTCGACCGCTCGATCACCAAGACCTACGTCAAGGACGTCACCGATGGCCTGCAAGCGTTCGGTCGCGACTTGAAGAACCAGGGCGCGGTGCTCAAGTTCGAGGCTTACGCTGATCAGGAACTAAACACGGCCAGCCAGATTGAGCAGGGCAAGGTGTACTGGCGCATTCGCTTCACCGACGTGCCACCGGCCGAAAACCCGAACTTTCTTTTTGAGGTCACCAATGAAGGGATGACCGAAGTGCTTGAAGCAGCCTAAGGGGCGTAACCAATGATTCCTCAGACTTTGTACAACACCAACCTGTTCGTCGACGGCGTGAACTTCTCCGGCGACGTGCCCAGCCTGACGCTGCCCAAGCTGACCACCAAGACCGACGAATACCGAGGCGGCGGCATGGCCGGTCCCATCGAGATGGATCAGGGGCTTGAGAAAATGGAAGCCTCGTTTGTCACCAAGGGCGTGCGCCGCGAGTCGCTCAAATACTTTGGCCTGGCGGACGGCACGGCCTTCAACGCCACGTTCCGAGGTGCCTTCAAGGGCCAAAAGGGCGCGGTGACAGCGGTCGTTGCCACCCTGCGCGGTCGCCTCAAAGAAGTCGATCTCGGTGACTGGAAAGCCGGTGATGCAGCCGAGATCAAGCACGCCGTTGCGGTCACGTACTACAAGCTCGAAATCGACGGGCGCCTGATGTACGAGATCGACATGGTCGCCGGCATCCAGGTGATCGACGGCAAAGACCAACTCCTCGAAGTGCGCCAGGCGCTCGGCATGTAAGGAATAGATCCAGATGACTCAAGTAATCGCTAAAAACCTGCCGGCCTGGCTGTCGCTAAGTGCGCTCGGCGCTGTTGTAACTCTGACCCGTCCAAGCCAAGCCAATAGCGTCGACGTCGAGACGTTGAACCTGCGAAACCCGACCGTGCGAGAGGTGCGCGCGGCTGATCGTGCTGCCAACGGCGATGATGAACAGCGCGAACTGATGCTGTTCGCAGGTCTCGCCGAAGTCGGACTGAAGGATCTGGAAGGCCTCAAGCTGACGGATTATCGCCGCGTGCAAACGGCGTATTCGCACCTGGTACCTAAAACCGACTATTCGGACTTGATGCCGGCGTGGTTGTCGCTGACCACCGATCAGGTGCTGGTGACGCTGTCGTCTCCGAGTGAGATCAACGGCGTGACCGTCGACAAGCTGGCCTTGCGTTCGCCGACCGTGGGCGACGTGCGGGCGGCCAACCGGGAAGTGGGTGGCGATGATGAGCAGCGCGAGCTGGTGTTGTTTGCTGCATTGTCCGGTGCGCGTGTGGCGGATCTGGAGGGGCTGAAGCTGGTGGATTTTAACCGCTTGCAGGCCGGCTATTTTCGCATGGACAACGACGACGGGCTTTAACCCCAGCGTTATCAAGTCGGCAGCGAAACGTCTGGCGGCGGAAACCGGATTTTCCGCCGCTGAGATCCAGTCGATGCCGTTCGCGGATATGGTGTGGTGGCTCACGGATTGAGCCGCCATCGGTAGTGCTGGGCACATGAGGGCCACGACATGGCAAACAAACTCGCCCTCGGGCTGGTGATCGGCGGTGCCGTTAGTTCAACGGTCGGCGCTGCGTTCAAGGATGTGACCGGGCGCATCAAGCGCCTTGAGGCAGAAGGCAATAAAGCGCGGGTGCTGCAGCGCACGATTGGCGACACCATCCGCCTGCGCGAAGAATGGAAGAAGGCTCACGACACCGGCGCGGCTGGTGCGTCCAAATTACTCAACCGTTTGAACTC